CCTTAAATCATTGCAGGGTATCACCACTTGGATAGTGGATGAGGCAGAGGAGCTCACCGATGAGAATACCTTTGATAAGATTAACCTGTCCATCCGTTCACCTAAGCAACAGAACAGGGTGGTCCTTATTCTCAACCCTGCCACTAAAGAGCATTGGATATACGGTAAATTCTTTGAGGATAAAGGTATCAGCCCCGGTAGCAATACAGAGCATGGTGATACCTGCTACATCCATACAACCTACCTCGATAACATAGCGAACCTGCCTCAGTCATTCCTTGATGAGGTAGAGCTCATGAGAGAGCGGAGGCCCGACAAGTACAACCACAGCATCCTTGGTGGGTGGCTTGACAAAGCGGAGGGTGTTATCTTCAGTAATTGGTCCATCGGTAAGTTCATGGAGGTAAGCCCATCGGTATATGGTCAGGATTACGGCTTCAGTCAGGACCCTACCACGTTGGTAGAGACATCCATCGACACAAGCAACAAGGTGATCTATGTAAGGCTTCACCTCTATGAGAAAGGTCTCACCACCTCAATGATATCAGACATCAACAAGAGCAAGGCAGGGAGCTCACTCATTGTGGCTGATAGTGCAGAGCCCCGTCTCATCACCGAGCTCAATGCAATGGGGTGCAACGTAGTGCCTGCCATCAAAGGACCTGATTCGGTGAGTTATGGGATAGCCCTCCTGCAAGACTATGACATGGTGGTGGATGAGGGAAGCATTGACCTGGTTAAAGAGCTGAATAATTATTGTTGGTTATCACAGAAGAGCAAGACCCCCATCGATAAGTATAACCATGCTATTGATGCTATTAGATATGCTATTTCTTACCAGCTCGAAAACCCAAATAAAGGAAAATACTATATAATATAAAAAGGACTTAAAGTAAAGCTTCAAGTAAAGTGATATAAATAACTGAATAACAATAGATTAAAAACAGGGTTAACACATGACAACTAACTGAGTTATTAAGGTATGGCTACCGTTGATATGTACGAGATGATAAAAGTGGTTGAGGCTTACATCCTTGAGAAGAAAGGCAGGAGGGTGCAGATAGAGTTCAACAACATACAGCGGTTTCCAGTGCACCTTGAGATGCTTGTGGCTTGTTACAATTACATTAAGAATGAAAGCAGAGATAACCATCCCAAGTAACATGGGTGAGATACCGTTGAAGAATTACCAACGGTTCCTGAAGATGCAGGCAGAGTCCAATGATGAGGAGTTCATTGCTCAAAAGATGATTGAGATATTTTGCGGTATTGACCTGAAGGAGGTAGCCAAGATAAAGCTCACTGACCTCAACGAGCTGATTGAGCACTTCAATAAGATATTCAATGAGCCTGCCAAGTTCTACCACAGGTTCAAACTGAAGGACATGGAGTTTGGTTTCATACCTAACCTCGAAGAGATTTCATGGGGTGAGTACATTGACCTTGAGCATCACCTGAATAATTGGGATGACTACCACAAGGCAATGGCTGTAATGTACAGGCCGATAGTAAACACACGGAAGGACAAGTATGAGATAGCTCCATACACAGCCAGTGAGGACTACCACGAGCTGATGAGGTACATGCCTATGGAGATTGCTATATCAAGCAGGGTTTTTTTTTACGATTTAGGGAGCGTATTGTTAGACAGTACCCTGTCCTATTTGGAGATGGAGGTGAGGAAGATAAAGACAAGGAGGATTTCTCGGAAAGGGGGCAATTCAACAAACAATGGGGATGGTATAGTAGCATCTATGCAGTGGCTAAGGGAGATATATCCCGATATGATGAAGTTACCGGCTATGGACTACATAAATGTCTCACCTATCTCACCTTCGAAAAGCAGAAAACGGAAATTGAACAAAGAGAAATACAACGATTAAATAAACAACGATGACAGGATACTACACCCTTGTAAAAGCACTGAAGGATCACTTCGATGCTGATGACTTAGTGAACACCGTAACCAATGGCGATATCTTCGATGTGGATATTGCCAAGCAAACTATCTTCCCATTGGTCCACACCATGGTAACACAGGCACAATTTGAGGCAAACATCCAACGGTTCACCTTGACTATCTTCTGCATGGACATTGTGGACAAGGTCAAAGAGGAGGATGACACCAAATGGGAGACGAAGGATAACACCAATGATGCACTTAACAGCACATTGCAGATACTCAACAGGGCTTATCAAATGCTATTGCATGGTGCACTGCATGACCTTAACTATCATGTGGAGAACACCCCGAGCTGTGAACCATTCAGTGAGAGATTTGAGAATGACTTGGTGGGGTGGGCTATGACCTTAGATATCATTTGTCCTAATGACATGACCATCTGCTAATGGACCAACAGGAGACATACAAAGAGCTCAAGAAATTCAGGGATAATGTAGTCAAGCAGGCCCGTGCTAATCTTACTCGTATGGGTAAGAATGCAAGCGGTAAGCTGTACAATTCCATTGATGCTGAGGTGAAGGCTATGCCTAACAGCATTGGTATCTACTTTGACATGGAGAAGTATGCAGCCTTCCAGGATAAAGGGGTAAATGGAGTACGGAGGGGCTTTGGCTCACCGTACAGCTTCAAGAGTAAGATGCCACCACCTTCCAAGTTAGACAAGTGGATAGTCTTGAGAGGAATAGCACCACGGAACAAGGGTAAGTTCTCAGGTAGGAGTATTAGCTCGGTAGGTTTCAAAAAATCAATTCAGTTTCTCATTGCTCGGAGTATTTACTACAAAGGTATTAAACCGAGTTTGTTTTTCACTAAGGCATTGGAGGGGGCATACAAAAAGCTCCCTGATGAGTTAATAAGTAAGTACGGGTTAGATGCTGAGAAGCTAACAACCCAAGCATTGGATGACATAATAAATAGAGTAAATGCCAATAAACGCACGTAGCCCCCATGTGGTGCAGGTGAATAATACCCTGCAGTCAGGCAGTAAGATTGAGATTGACTTGTGGTATTACACAGGTACACAACCAACCACCCCAACATATACCTTGAGCAAGGGTATCCCTGCAAGCAATAACACCGATACGGCCTACAACATAAGCCCCTACATCAGGGAGTTCCTGTTGCACAAGTACACAGGTAACAATTATTCAACCAATCAATTCGTGACTGATGAGTATGAGTACGTCAACATCCAGTACCGGACTTACAATTTCATTGGTGCTGCCTATGTATTGGATACCACGGTGACTGATACCTGTTTTGATGGGTATGGATACTATGAGGAAGGGGTGAATATTGACAGGGGTAACATCCTGCTTGGCAATGGCACCTCACACTACTATTGGTATGACAGCACCAACACCCCAAGCACTAACCCTGCTCACCGTGCAGGTGTAGTGACTGTCAAGGCAAAGAGGGATTGGTACTACACTCACATCCCCACAGGTGGTGGTACACCCATCACGTATACATTCACAGCCAATGGGGTGTATGACATCAAGCGAGTGCATCAAGGCAACTACGCAACAGGTAACACCTTACAGATATTTGACAACCTCAATGTGCTACAATGGGTAGGGTATTTCTATCCTAAGACTGAGTGCAGGTACACACCTATGACCATTGATTTTGTAAACAAGTTTGGTGGATGGCAGAGAGAGTTTTTCTTCAAGGCATCACAGGAGGTGCTTGAGGTGAACAGCACAGCGTACAACCTCATGCCATCACAGGTGATACCCACATTGATTAGTGAAGGGCAGAGGCACGTCATGAATAACAACGGTACACGCAAGTACACCATGAATACAGGATGGGTGGATGAAAGCTACGGTGAGACCATGCAGGAGCTACTACTTAGTGAGCGTGTGATATGGCAGTCAGGCCAACAAACCCTACCTGTTAAGGTCAACACTAAGACATTGAACAAGCAGAAAAACATCAACAATAAGACCATCAATTACAGCATTGAGATTGAATTGGCTTATGACACCATCCATAGCATAGTGTAATGAAGAGAGCTGTCAAGGTATTTATTGAGGGGCAGGAGCTTGACCTCTTTGATGATGAGCAGATACAAGTATCTTCCAGTGTGCAGAATGTGTATGATATCAGCAAGAGCAACACCGATATCTCACAGTCATTCACTGTACCTGGTACTGCACGGAATAACCAAATCTTCCAACACTTCTATGAGACGGATGTGGATAGCACCATTGACCACAACCTACGGAGGGATGGGTTCATTGAGATTGATCTAACTACTTTCAAAAAGGGTAGGATACAACTTGACAAGGCCAATGTTGAGAAGGGTAAGATTAAGAGCTACACCATTACATTCTACGGCAAGCTCGTAAGTCTCAAGGACCTGTTTGGTGATGACAAGCTCCAAGACTTGGACCACTCAGGTATCAGCCATCTGTTCACTTGGGCGGAGGTTTATGGACGTATCACTGGAACCATAGCATCCGATGTTGACTATCCACTCATCAGCTCCAACAGATTGTGGGAGTACAATGGCAATGCTTATTTTATCAACCCGAATTGGTTAACAGCTACGGCCACCAACAATAACATCACCACAGCAGGTGGAAGCATTAACCTACTGACTGAGCTCTTCCCTGCGGTGAGATTGAATGCCATTATGAATATGATTGCCATTAAGTACGGCATCAATTTCAACAGCAGTTTTTTCAGTACAGAGGAATGGAGGGCTGCCTTCCTATGGTATAAGAATAGGAACGATGTGCAGGTCAGTACCTTGGCTAATTACATTGATTTTGATTACAGATATAGCAATGTAACCCTTGACATTGATACTTCACAATACGTGAATCTCAGCCTTAACACAGTCAACCCAACGTATCAACCTGGATTCCTACCCAACAGCTACCACAGAATAGCCATAGATGTATATAGTTTAAGCTCAACAACCGTGACTTATTACGTAGATGTGTACATCAATGGAGTGCTTACCAATACATTCAGTGGCATCAATGGTTCACTTGGCGGTGTGAGTGGTTTTGCTACGGTGTACCTTGTGCCAAATGTGGCAGGACTCAATGATACGGTTACTTTCAAGGTGCGTGCAAATGGAGCATTGAGCATCAATACCAATGTTAGATACACTTTTCAAAATGGTGCTGTCAATAGTTACAGTGAATATGCTTGTGTTATACAGAACCTATTGCAGTATATCAACCTCGAGACCTGTGCTCCTGATATGAAGATAGCTGATTTTTTCAGTGGTATTCTCAAGCAGTTCAACATGGTGGTGGAAAACTTGGACGATACAGAATACCTGGTTGAACCATTACCGATATGGTATTCCAATGGCAATGTGTATGATATCACCACAGCTACTGATTTTGATTCTGTAGAGGTGGGCAAGGTGCCACTGTACAGGAGGATATCCTTCAAGTATCAACCGAGTGAGAGTACTATGAATAAGTACTACCTCCAACAGTGGCAGAAAGAGTACGGAGATACAGAGCAGAATTATTCCTATGATGGGGGAGAGTACAATATCCAGGTGCCGTTTGAGAATCTAATGTTCAACCAATATGATCATGCAGGTGCAGCAACAGGATTGCAGGTAGGATTCGCACTCAACAATGCACTTGCTCCGTATGTACCTAAGCCGTGCATCCTGTACCGGTATGGAGTGGTAACAGGATTGCCTCACCATATACGGTTCAAGGATGGATTGGGTAACAGTGCTACCACGAGTGAGTATGTGATGTATGGCCAAGACTACACCAATAGTGTTACGGGTATTGATTACTCATTGAATTTCTCACCCGAGACAAGCACCTACCACAGATATGCCATACAGCAGGGCTTGTTTGCTACTTACTATTTTCAGTATTTGTACAACCTCTACAATCTTAAGAACAGGATAACCACGGTTAAGGCAGTACTACCACTCAGCATCCTATCTACACTAAGGCTCAATGATAGGTTAATCATTAGAGATAAGAGGTATATCATCAATGATATGCAAACCAACCTAACCACAGGACAGGCCACTTTGAGACTACTCAATGACTTTATGCCTACAAGTCCTGACCAAATAGTACCACCACCAAACCCAGAGGAATGATAATACAGAACATAGTAAAGATGCTGAGCCTAACTGAGCACTATGCCAAGAGTGAGCTCATTGAATTAGCCAAAGGTAAGTACCAACTTGAGACCACTGCCAAGAGGGTGTACAAACAAGCAATGCGTGAGTTATATATGAAGAGACATGGCAGAAACAAGGGTAGTTAATTTAGAGGTCAAGGATAACACCAAGAGCCTCAAGGCACAGCTCAAGGAGGCACAGATGGAAGTGCAAGCCTTGGCTGATAAGTATGGTGCTACATCCAAGGAGGCGGTAGCGGCAGCCAAGAGAGCGGCAGACCTTAAAGATAGGATTGGTGATGCCAAGGCCTTAACGGATGCCTTCAACCCCGATGCTAAGTTCAAGGCATTGAGTGCTTCACTTAGTGGTGTGGCAGGTGGTTTCTCTGCTGTTACCGGGGCCATGGGATTGCTTGGTGCAGAGAGTGAGGATGTACAACGTCTCATGCTCAAGGTGCAGAGTGCCATGGCTTTGTCTCAAGGACTTCAAGCCCTCGGTGAATCAAGGGATGCCTTCAAGCAGTTAGGTGCTGTGGCTAAGAATGCACTCCAAGGTATTAAGAATGGAATTGCTGCCACAGGTATTGGTGTTTTGTTGGTGGCCTTGGGTACTATTGTAGCCTATTGGGATGATATTAAGGCTGCCGTTTCAGGGGTCAGTGAGGACCAAAAGAAGTACAATGCTGCTGTGGCTGAAGATGTCAAGGCACAGAAGGCTAAGATGGATACCATGGACAAACAGGATAACATCCTGAAGCTCCAAGGTAAGACTGAAAAGCAGATAACAGAATTGAAGATAAAGCAGATTGATGCAACGATCACTGCAACCGAGGCACAGCTCAAAGGACAGAAGGCCACCCTCAAGGCACAGGTAGAAGCGGAGGAACGTAACTACAACATCCTTAAGACTGTTGCCAGGATAGGATTGGAGATGGGTACCACTACCCTAAGACTATTGGCATTGCCGATTGATGCTGCCATTGGTGCTGCTAACATGGTGAGTGAGGCCCTTGGGTATGGTAAGATTACAGCCTTCAGTATCAACGATGAGATAAGCAAGATGAATAAATTTGTGGCTGAGGGATTGACTTCGTTTGTGTTTGACCCTGCCAAGGTCAAGGCCGATGGTGAGGCAAGCATCAAGGAAACTGAGGCAGCACTATTGGACCTTAAGAATAAGAAGGCAGGGTATGAATTAGCCATCAAAGATATTGATAAAAAGGCAGCAGATGACCGTGCAAACATTGCTAAGGATGCAGCCGATAAACTACTCAAGCAACAGGAGGCAGAGGCAGAGGCAGCACGTAAGTTAAGGGAGGAGCAGAATAAGCTAATCAAGGATGACAGGCAGAGAGAGCTTGCAGAGAACAATGAGCAGTACAACCAAAAGATAGAGGACCTCAAGAAAGGAAAGAAAGAGCTCAATGATACTGACCGTGCACTCATTGCTACCTATGAGGCACAGAGATTGAAAGACCAGGCAGATATCAATGCCAAGTATGACAAGCTACAAGAAGAGCATGATGCTAAGGTTTTAGCTGACATGAAGGCTCAAGATGCTGCACAATTAGCTGCATTCTTTGAGGGTGAGAAGATAAAGATAGATGCAATGCAGGCAGGCTTTGACAAACAGAAAGCCATCCGTGAATTAGCATACAAGCAAGAGGTGGCAGATTTAGCCGCCAAACTTGATGAGGGTAAGATTACACAAGAGCAGTATGACTTAGCCAGTGTAACTGCAACCAAGAAACTGAATGCCGATATACAGGCTCTAAGACTTGAGGACCTCAACGCTGAGAAGGCAAAGATGGAACAGAAGCAAGCACTCCAACAACAAGGCATGGATGTAGCTCTGCAAGGTGTTGAATTAATCAAGCAGGTATTCGGTAAGTCCAAGGCAGTACAGAAGGGAGCAGTGGTGGTTGAATCTGCCATTGGTATTGCTAAGATGATACAGGCTAACAACATTGCTAACATCGGAGCATTGGCCACACCTCAAGCCATTGCCACAAGTGGTGCAGCAGCAGCTCCTGTCATTGCTATGAACAACATCCAAACAGGTATTGGAATTGCCGCTAACATTGCAGCAACTGCCAAGGCATTGAAAGAGATAGGAGCAGGTGGTAGCGTATCAGCTCCATCCGTAGGTGGTGGTGGTGGTGGTTCAGCAGGTGGTGGAGGTGGTACCATGCAGGCACCTAACTTCAATGTGGTAGGCAACAATGGTATCAACCAACTTGCACAGCTACAACAACAGCCTGTCAAGGCATACGTGGTAGGGGCAGAGGTGACAAGTCAACAAGCATTAGATAGAAACAGAATAAGCACCGGACAGTTATGAAAATAATCGAATTAGTATTAGATGAGAATGAGCAGGATACAGGGGTGTATGCTGTCTCGGTAGTGGAGGACCCTGCCATTGAGGAGAATTTCATCAAGCTAAGCAAGCAAAAGATGGAGCTTGCAACAGTGGATGGTGAGAAAAAGATACTCATGGGGCCTGCCCTGATACCCAACAAGCAGATATACCG